CTAGGTGATCAACTATCTCAGACGAAAAAGCAATACGCGCTACCCGTATCTCCCGCCAAAACGTTCGAAACATCGAGCTTTTCTACATACACGAATCATTTCACTGATTAGCCACATCGATTAGAAAATTATCACATCACCTAAAATGATCTTAGCCGGATGTTTCCGAAATTTGAATAATTGGAAAGAATATTAAAGAAAGGTAAACTTTCCTTTTTTAAGGAGGTTCAATATGTTCAGAAAACTAGCAGCAGAATTCTTTGGAACTTTTTGGTTGGTCTTTGGTGGTTGTGGTAGCGCGGTACTTGCTGCGGCATATCCAGAGCTGGGTATTGGTTTTGCAGGGGTAGCGCTCGCATTCGGCTTAACCGTGCTGACAATGGCATATGCTGTCGGCCATATTTCAGGGGGCCATTTCAACCCGGCAGTAACACTGGGATTGTGGGCTGGCGGGCGATTCCCTACAAAAGATATTACTGGTTACATTATCGCTCAAGTCATTGGCGGTATTGCAGCGGCCGCTGTACTTTATTTAATCGCCAGTGGGAAAAGTGGTTTTGATGCAGCAATCAGCGGGTTCGCATCAAATGGATACGGAGAACATTCTCCTGATCACTATTCTGTTTTGTCAGCGATCGTCATTGAGATAGTTCTGACGTGTGGTTTCCTAATTGTTATTCATGGTGCCACCGATAAGCACGCCCCAGCAGGTTTTGCTCCTATCGCTATAGGCCTTGCCCTTACCCTAATCCATCTCATCAGCATACCTGTAACCAACACGTCGGTGAATCCGGCGCGCAGTACGGCAGTGGCTATTTTCCAGGGTGGATGGGCATTGCAGCAGCTCTGGCTGTTTTGGGTCATGCCAATTATCGGCGGCATCCTCGGCGGTATAATTTATCGATTCTTACTTGAGAAACGTGATTAATCGTCCCAAAGGCCTGACACTTTCAGGCCTTCTTTACATTAGTCTTGTCATTCGGCTGAGCGCTCAGAGCTAGTGGCGGTGTGATAGCTTTGTCGAACTCGAAAGTTTGGCGGGTTCTTCATTAACCGCGCAAAAACCAACTAAGTTGAAGATCACTATCGGCAATGATAAGCCCCCATACTAAACATGAAACAAACACCCAACAATTTAATGTTAATCAAAACAATACACTGCAAAAATATTGTATGCACGTATAATGTCTACGCGATTTTATCTACATTTTGTAACCAAGGAAGAAAAATGAAAAAAATTATTGCAATACTTACCCTTTCTTTTGCGACTGTGGCGCTTACAGGCTGCTCAAGCGACTATGTAATGCAAACCCAAAGTGGGGATATGGTTGTTACTAAGGGAAAACCAGAAACAGATAAGTCCACAGGACTAGTCACTTACAAAGACGCGGGTGGTAACATTCACGAAATAAATCGCGATCAAATTAAATCAATCATCGAAAAGTAAATTCTCACCCAAGCGGGTATATGCCCGCTTTATCTGCATTTTGAAATCACAACCCCGAAAGCAAAAAACCCCGGCATTAGCCGAGGTCTTTGTGATTCTTCGCAGCGCTCATCTACAGAAACGCCCATGATTTAGAGAAATTACGCCAAGTTTATGCAAAATGCAAGACTTACTTATAAAAATGTCGTTAAGATCCCCGTTCATCCTATCTACTTGTTATTCTCTGGAACACTGCATCAGCGTGATTCTCTTCCTGCTCGCATTTGGTTACTAGTAGCTCATACAGGCCTTTCCAGTTACGAGACCAAGATGATTGGCTCAGTTCAGGAAGCAACACTGTAATCGCCGCATAGGCCGTTGAGGATGGAGTCCGTTTGAATCCCCTGCCCGCGCAACGCTCGCAAGTCTTATCGACCGGCACACCGAGAAGGTTTGATTTCTCCAGGTCACGCACGCGCCCGGTACCATTACAGCGACAGCGGGCAGAAATCACGCCTTTGCCGTTGCACGTTTGACAGAGAACATCATAGATTTCCACCCCCTCTTTTTTGGATTTCATTTCATCACGGTAAAGCAGCCCCAGATTGCCGGGAAGCGCATCAAGATATTCCTGACGGTCTATTGCCATCTGGTTTCTGAAAGCTCGCTCCTCTTTGATAAAACCGGTACCGGAACAATCAGTGCAGGTGCTGGCACTCCCCGCCGACTTGCAATACTCGGCATAGGCCATCTTCGCGAGGATCACCATGCAATGCGCCATCCGGCGGCCAGCTGCTTTACCAACGTGCTTACCGGCGTTCTTTATCGCAAATAATGCGAGGCGTGCAATTGTGCGTTTCCCGTCTTCTTCGCTGATGCCATTTTTACCGAGGAAGGCACCCATTCCGAATTCTGCCTCCGCCTCTGCCATTCCAAGACTGGCGGCGAGGTCTGGCCCCGAAAGTGAATCCGATGCGGTAGCCGGCGGCACATTGGTAAACGTCTGGGTTTTAGGGTTGAACTGCTTCAGTGCATTTTCGAGTTTCATCAGGCGGCCACCTTCTTATAGTAAATTTGTTCTCTGACCTGATCACCATTGATGATGAGATCGTTGAAATCACCGTGATCTGCCCAGCGAATACTGATTCTTTTCAGGTCATTCTTCGCATTCAAGTTTGACCGTGCACATACGAACGCGGCTGCCTGACCGGTTGCAGTGTGAATATCCATGTCAGCAAAAATGACGAGGTGTTGCACCCCAGCGGGGACTCTGAACTTCTCCATAAAACCTGCATTGATGACCGACCAGGTATTCACGCCGTAAAGCTGCTTGCAGGACAAGGCAGTTTCAATCCCTTCGGCAATACCCAATGTGGAGGCTACGGGGAAAAGACGGATAGCCACGGATACCGCATGATCCAACACATTTTTTTCCTGTAACGCTCTTTGCTTCTTTGCCACATCAACATCAGCCTTTCGATCCCCGTCTAACAGAGTGCGGTGCAGATAGCAGAGGTTTGCTTTGTTGTCGGTTGCCAATGACCAAAGCGCCTGATAGACACCACCACCCCCGACTTTCTGATTTTGGCAGTAACGGGTTGCGTCAGCGGAAGGCAGCGTGTTGATACCACGCTTATTCAGATACGCTTCCCCTAAAGTCTCGCGCAGCGGTGGCATAGCGGAAAAATGGCGAATAACCCGATCTCGTTCAGCAGTAACTTCGCTCTCAAGTTTTTTGGCCGGAGCCTGATCCCGGTGAAACGTGTTGCCAATGATGCGGTCAACCTCGTTGTAGAGCGTTCTGATATCTTTGCTCTGCGTTTGAACAAGGAGGTTCCAGCCGTCGCCGGTACCACAGCTACAAATCCACCTCCCGCGCCCCTCAAGGTCATCACACCGATATTTGCCTTTCTTCCCGCAACATGGACACTCACCCTTAAAATGTGTTTTCCCAGTGACTGGCGGCAGACCGTAGTATTCGAAGATTTCCGGCCAGCGCCCGAGCACCGCCTCAGTTGTTTTCATCAGGCAGCCCCCCGTTGCTTGCTGTAAGAAATAAATTTAGATTTGATGAAATTCCAGACTTCAGGCCCGGTCTCCATTGGGAAATCAGAAAGGCCATTCGGCCACTCACCGAATTTGTCTTTGTACGTATGGGCACACCAGCCGTCAGAGAGCGGTTTACCCTTCAGGCTACGCTGGCGCTGGTAGTGCTTAATCTGGCTCCACCACGCCTGTTTATCCGTGCGGGTGTAGATGCGTTCTTTACGGTTCAGGCGTTTCAACCCGCGTGAAGAATCAGTATCAACATCCTCGCCACTCAGGGGTTTAAAGCCACATTTTGGGCAGACATACACCCCGGCAGCTTTCATGTAGTGACACTGAGGGCATTCTTTGGGAGTTTTGTCCTTCTTCTCCGCAGCTTCTGCACTGCCGCTGGCTTTCATGCCGTCGCTTTTCCCAGACAGCTCGTCATATTCGATGTCGTCGGGATATCCCAAACGGTGGATGCTGCCGGAGTGGTCGAATATTTTGCAATGGTCTTTGCCTGGCGCAGTGCGCAGTCCCCTGCCCAACGTTTGTAACCAGCGGATTTCTGATTTCGTTGGGCGAGCGTAGATGATGCAACGAACGTCGCTGTCAAAACCGGCAGCCAGCACACCAACGTTAACAATGATTTTTGTCGCGCCCTGCTCGAAGCGGTGGATAATCATCTGGCGATCATCAGGCGGCGTATCGTCAACCATGATTTCAGCGCTGACGCCTGCGCGGTTGAATTCCATCGTGATGTAAGCAGCATGGGATTTGTTCACGCAAAAACAGATGGTCGGACGGTCTTCCCCGTTCTCCAGCCAGTTTTTCACGATATCGCCCACCAGCTCGGCACCGCCCATAATTTCTGCCAACTGGTCTTCGTTGTAGTCTTTGCCAAATCCCGCCAGACTGCTGGTTTTTACGCCTTTCAGGTCAGGTTTTGTAGGTGCATAAAACTCATATTGGCTCAGGTCACCAATGCTGATCAGCTCCTTCATGGTGGTGGGCTTAATGAGTTTCTCGTAGTACTGGCCCATCCACGGGGCGAACGGCGTACCGGACAGGCCGATCACCTTGATGCCTGAATCACGGATGACCTCCAGCAGGCCGCGACGTTTCATGTGCGCTTCATCAACGATCAGCAGGTCGATGTTGTCTGGAAATTCACGGCGGATCAGCGTGTCGGCAGAAGCAATCTGGATCAGGCGCTTCGGGTCATGAGGCTGGTAGTCCCGCCAGATATAACCAATCTCTTCTTCCGGCAGGCCGTACTGCACAAACCGGGTCGCAGTCTGGCGAACTAAGGTTAAATACGGAGCAACGAACATCACGCGTTTACCCAGTTCAATCATCTTGTCAACCAGGTAGGCCGCAAGGAATGTCTTCCCATAGCCTACTGGTGCCGAGATCAGGAATGTGCGATAGTTCTTCCAGTCGCTGTGCAGCATTTGGATGCCAGTGATCTGCTTAGTTTTTGGTTGAAGGTTAAGCATCATTATCTCCCTCAAGAGCCGGTTTGGTTTCGCTTCCCCAAGTTCTGCCTACCGGTTTCTTGTCTTCTTCGTTTTCGTCAGATTCAACCACGCCTATTGACACAGAAATCTTGTTGTCAGCCTTCGGGTTAAACATGTAGCGAACTTTTTTTGCAACGCCCTGATCCATGGTCATGTACAGCGATGAACGCATGCTGCTGTCATAGCCACTCCAGATATCCGCTGGGTTGATAGCGAAAACGTTCGCTGTGGGGCGACGAACGAATCCCTCATCCTCAAGTAGCTTGATAGCCCGGCGAACGTGCCTTTCGGAACAGAGCAATTCTTTCGCAAGCACCACCTGATCCACCGCAATTGCCCCTGTGTTCATGTCGGCGTTTTCTGACAAATACAGGAATAAATCCGCCGCAGTGCGGTTCTGGCGCATCAGCCCACGTAAGCGACCGCATCCCTGACGAAACAGCCGCATGAAATCCAGTTTTTTATTGCCGTTGCCTGTGCTCATTGGGTGCCTTTGTTTGATTTTGTCCACAATCTGGACACTGGGTGTCCACTCTTTTCTCGTAACTCATTGTTTTTAAAGGTGTGTTTCAATATGTCCGGTGACCGGACACTGGGTGTCCACTTTTTTCTCGTAACTCATTGTTTTTAAAGCCTCTAAAAAACGTCCTTTCTTATATCTTGTAGCCCGCGTTCTCGTAGACTCGATCCGCCGTTGACCTTGCCCCTGATTTTTTGGGTTTGGCCTTTGTGAAAACCTCACCTCCGTTACGCTTACCAGGAACACATTCCCAGACTGGTGATCCCTGAAACCCAGCATTCCTATCGCCAGTCCGAAGCTTGCTGACCGTCAGCTGCCCTCGCAGCCGTACCGATCTGGGCTTGTGCGCTGGTCAGCGGTGGTTTTTCAGTCAACCCCATTGCTACCTTGTGATACCGTCCAACAAACAATCTGAGTCGGGTATTGGCCTCATGCCGGGCCCGGTTCTCCTGACGGTATGAGACAGGTTCGATTTCCCATGTTTCCTGATAGACTTCGGCATACTTAACGGCGATCTTCTGCCGCATGGATGGCGACAGCAGCCCCATTTGCTCCTGAATCCACTCAGCATCAGCCGCGCAGTACACCTCTGGCATGATGGTTCGGGTGGGGTTAGGCATGGCTTGGATGCGGAAAAACCGTTGGCAGATCGGGACGAAGCTCGAAAGGCATAACCTGCCCTTCAACCGCAGCCGAAATAGCGACAGCGTGCACAGGAGAAACTTTTTTAAGCCCGCGAACCCATTTCCAGACAGCTCCTTGAGTCACACCAATTTTTTAGCCAAGGCAGTTTGTCCGCCCGCAATGTAGACCGCTTTGTCCATTGGAGATTTGAAAATTTGATTGTTCATACACGCCCCTAAAAAACCACTTTGGTTGTATATTAATACCATACCAAGTAAAACAGCAAGCCCTGCTTGGTTGCATTGCAAATCCCTTGGTTGTAATCTGCTACAATGATTAAAATGGAAAGGGGGTGTTATGGACTTATCCACACTGGCTAAACGGTTGAAGGTCGCTATGGCTGAACAGGGTTTAAGCCAATTGGCTTTAGCTGAAAAATCAGGGGTATCGCAAGCAGCGATCCAAAAATTGACTTCAGGAAAGGCCAAAAGCACAACATTTTTGATTCCAATATCCAAGGCACTTAACGTCAGGCCTGAATGGCTAGGTTCAGGGGTGGGAACAATGCGAAATGAACCAAATAACAAACCGACAACCACTCCCTCCGAGAAACCTCAAACTGATTTTTATCGAGTAGAAGTTCTTGATATTTCTGCTAGTGCTGGTTATGGAGTATCAGTTCGTGATGAGTTTATAGAGACTATAAAATCCATCGAATATTCAAATGACGAAGCGCGGGCGCTTTTTGGTGGGAGACCACAAGAACATATAAAAATGATTGCAGTAAATGGGGATAGCATGGCTGGGACATTCGAGCCCAGGGACCAAATTTTCGTTGATGTAACCATAGATCATTTTGACGGTGATGGAATTTACATTTTTGTATTAGATAACAACCTGTATATCAAACGATTACAATTACAACACCGAAAGCTTGCTGTGATTTCTGATAATAAAAAATATGAAACTTGGTATATCGATAAGGAAACAGAATCAAGCCTTTCTATCGTTGCTAAAGTGTTAATTAGCCAATCGAGAAGTTACAAACTTCACGGTTAGCTGCTCTTGTAAGCCCACCATTACCGGCCACTGTAGCCGGTTTTTTTATGTCAAAAAACAAGGAAAGTAAATTTTTAAAACTAAATCGTTCCAAAAATCAAACCCTTAACCACAAAACAACCAAACAACCAAACAACATAAATACAACCATTGACCTATTTTAAAACCAAGGTATTCTTTTACTCATCGGCAGACAACGGAGCTTATGAGATGATTAACGTTAACCCCAAAACACCAACAGAAATGATGGAAGTAATTACCTCTGAAATTATCGAAGCGGGAACTTTGTTAGAAACCATTTACAGGAATAGTAACGAAAATCACGAAACTGATTGTGCAATTAGCTGCCTTATCCGCTCACTTAATTCAACCAGAGATAAGACCAATATTTATGTTGACGAATTGAATAAGCATCAATATTGCAAAAATGTAAATAACTGCCTTCCTTTTAAAGATGATATTAAGGAAATAGTTAAATCTAAAATTGAATCCCTACACGATAATGTTGATGCAATTCACTGCACAGCAAAAATGCTACTCAATGCATTTAAGAATGACCCTGACGCAGATGAATTCTGTAAGTATGAAGGTGTTATTCAAGCATTAGTTAATATGTCATTAGCGGCAGAGGTTGAATTATTTGCCATTAAACAGGACATGAAAGATGAATAAGCTTGCAGATTTAATGATTAACAACCATTCAAATCGTATAACAGAAGAACAGCGTGGAGAAAATGCTAGGAATGCATCTAATTATAGTGAATTTATAATTCACGGGATGAAGTCGGTTTCTTCCGTCATGTTCTGGGCGGCATCTAACAAAAATTACTCAGGCGAACGAAGTAAAAATGACATGGAGAATACCGCATTATTAATTGATGTAAACATGAACCTTTTGGAAAAGCTCATTGAAATAGAATGTGCAGGGTCAGGAACTTCTCATGGGGTAGCTACTCATGGTTAATACAAATAAATCGGCTCTGGTTCCGACTACCAATCACAACCAGAGCCTGACCTTAAATATGCTTACCTGCAACGGTGTTGAGATTAAGGCTTGTGTGGATATTAACACAACTGACACAGCATCTGTAAAGCGTAGTTATCGTGTTATTGACCGCCGCGCCCTGAAATTTGCGCAATTCTATGCAGCGATACAGGAAAGCGAGTGGAGCTATCAGAGCGCAGTTCATTACCTCAAGCTGGCTTATGGATTTCCGTCTGAGCCACCAGCACCCTTGCTGCCATTAGGGGGGGGCTGACACATGCTTAACGACATCGCTATTCAGGTCAGTCCTGACTTCACCGGACGCATCTGTCTCTACATGGAGAATGGCAAATTGAAAGCAAACAGGCCAGTTAGGGAAGATGAGCATATCGCGTCTCTCCTGACCTTTATCGAGTTGGCGCAAGCCGCTGGTTATCAGGTTGAAGCTAAAGAGGTGTCAGATGGAAGAGACAATTAAATTATCGCCAATAGATGCTCTGTACAAAATTAAAGCGCTATCGCAAGCCGCTGCGTTCCTTAATGGTAGTGCTGACGAGAAGTTAAGAATGATTGAATTACTGGATGTTATTTCTGAAACGGCAAAGATGGGGGTAGAGGAAAATGCATAAGGATGACTTAGATATTTACTATGCAGATGCCAAACGCGTCGATGTTGTTTTGAGAAGGCAAGAAATGATAATGCCTTACACCACAGAAAATGTTTCTTGTGACCGACTAATGAGAGTTAAAGCCGGTGTGCACCATCTTCTAATGAATGTTATTCCAGTTATGGAAAACAAAAATGACCAGCGTGAGTTGTATTTATGGCTTGAAGGAATCCTCTCAATTCTGAGATTCGAGGAAGTCGATTTCCTAAAAGACATTTCGAAGGTGATGAAATGATTAACGCCCTATCAATCACGGTAAAGAAAAATCTAATGCAGTTATTAACTTCCCACAAGATTCGTTTGGCCGATTAATGGCGACAATGCCAGATGACACGATGTCCGGAGAAATTGAGTGCCGAAATGAAATTCTTATTGATAACCAATCACATCAATACTTAGAGGACGGAATATTCGCTTTCTTCATTGACGGGATATTCATGGTTAAGCGCCTTCAATTTTTACCTGATGGCATTTTAGTTTTGCCAAGTAATAAAAATTATCAAGATTGGAAGATTGAGCCTTCAGAGAAATGTGAACTGGTAATTATTGGTAGAGTAGTCATCAGTATGTCAGAAAGAACGCATTGATATACGGAACCGCTGAGCACACAAAGCGATATTAAGAATATATGAAATTTAATTACGGCCTAACGGTCGGGGAAACCTGCATCCAAAAGGCCAGCAAAAGAGTATTTGCGATGACAAATAAAGAACGAATTGAAAAGGAACGGCAGCGCATCGCCCTCGCCTATCTGGATTATTGCGGGCGTCATTTCGGTAAGGGTCAGGCATTTGTCACCCTGCCATCTCATAAGCTGCCAGTGGTGGTTGAAATAACGGAGCTGAGTCTCTCGCAAAGCCTGATCAACCACATCGAACGTCTGGTGTATGAGGTGCGCGGCCTTAAAGAGGGTGAGCGGGCAATCATCGACACCTACGCCGAAATGTACGACTCAGTCCGCGGGAAATTGACGCCAAGCGGTCACGACTTCATCAAAGAAATGATGGCTGATGCGGTTACTGAGGCGCTACAGAACCCGAATAACGCTGACCTGCAGGTGGTGGGCTGATGGCTGATTCATTCACATCCCTTTGCGGTAAAGCGGAAGCGCTTGAGTCGCGCGAGCTTTATCGCCGGGCGGCTGATGCATGGAGTGCAGCGCTAAACCTCGCCATGACCGAACCAGAGCGGGAACTGTGCCTGAAAAATACCAAGCGCTGTGCACTGCAAGGGAAATACACCGGCAAGCCGGAGGTGCTTTGACCATGAAATTAACAGCAATTCGCGTACCTGAGTGGGACCGACAAGCAGAAGGACAGGAAATGAGCACTGAGCTGAAAACAGAAGTGACACAGGACGGCATTAAAACCGGTAATCGCACCATCGGATATTCGGCAGCTATCCGCCAGCTCGACGGCGGCCAGTTCGATAAAAATCTCCCCGACGGTATGCGTCTTCTCTCGTACGTGTGGGAAGCCGAACGCGACGGCCTGCTGAAATTGAATTTAGAGAAACAGGTCATCACCTGGCGCTGGCTTGTGGTGACCGTGTTCCTGATTGAAGAACAGTATAAAAGCGGCACGGTGGAAGTACAGAATGATGAAGGTGGTACTGACCTCGCCACTATTTACGCGGGTAAGAACGGGAGCATGAGCATTTACCCTGCCCCGGTGCGTTTCTCACTGGCCAATCATGTTGAAGGGTGCGCCATCGAAAAATACGGCACTGAAACCGGTCTGGGTCTCGCCCTGCGAATGTATCAGGACATGCTGGTGATAACACCTGAGCAAGGTTTCAAATTATCTGCAATGGGTCGTGAAGGTCTGGAAATGCTCCACGACGAATTTATCGAAATGATTCACACCGAAGGCGTACCCAATATGCCAGTGGTTCACTGAGGAAAAATGATGAAACAAGAATTGATAACTATCTGGTTCCACGCGGTATTTATGGTCACCGAAAACGGTGTGCGTCGTGAGTACCCAATTTATACGCAAGGTAATAGCGAGATTTCGGCAGCCGTAAGCGCCGCTGTTGGGATCACTGAAAGCAATATTGGTCTGTCAAATCCAACGTTCAAGTCAATTCGTGTTGTGACTTACGGCGAACAAGAAGCATTACAGGCAGAACTGGATGCAACTTGCGATGAAGAGGAAGGTAACGATGAATAAGAAATTGATGGTTTTTGAATCCGCTGAACTCGGAATTTGCTTGCAGGGGACGCTTTACCAGGGCAAACCGGCGTTCGATGCCGTAGAGCTTGCTCGCTCTCTTGGTTATGCAGATCCACATCAAGCTCTTGGAAAACACTGCAAGTCATTGATTAAGCTTGATTCCGTCGAAACGACGGAATTAGGTTTTAGCTTCCGACCAAAGGGAATTTCCCTTGCAGGGCAGGCTGATTTGTTCCGTCTCATTTTACGTAGTCAGTTGCCGTCAGCTGAGAAGGTTCAAGATTGGGTGTGCGAAGAAGTATTGCCATCAATCATGACAACTGGCAGCTATTTGGCAAGTTCCTCACCCGCGCCAGCACCACAGGAAAATAGCATGAACAATGACATTCTCTCGCTGGCCCGCGTTGTGGCCGAAGCTACCGCGTCAGCAACCATGAAAGCGGTGATCGACATCGTAGGTATTCCGAAACATCAATCCCTGCCCGCTGTTCAACCTGCACCTGTCATTGTAGCACCTGCACAGAGCACCTTTGATTTGCAGGTCAGCCACCAGAAGTCCGGCCTCGGCCAGGCCGATTATGTCCCGGTGGCAGATTTAGCATGGGTCAGTGGCCTGACTGATTCCACCTGCCGCCGACTGGTGACATTCGCCAGTTTACCTACCAGCCTGACCAACGGTGAGCGGGGACACCTGCTGATCCACCGTGAAGCGTTCATGACCGCCGCTCAGGCGTTGCTGGATGAATCGACACCTCCGACCGGCAAGCTTAAACGCTGGCGGCACCCAGAATTCGGCGGTTTTACCCTGCGTCTGGCATCAGAAAAACACACTGGGGAGGATGAATAATGCTCATTGCGCCCTGGATTTTGATTCTGACTCTTTCCACCTCAGACGGTGAAGCCATTGATCACATCGGTTTTACCACTCAGGAAGCCTGTCGGGATGCTGGCCGTAAATGGACTTCGGTCCATGACACCGGCTCTATCGGTTCTTTCACCGATGCTATTTGCGTACCTACTGACTCACCGGAGGCTAAATAATGTTCTTCCCAACTGACATTCTCCGCGCCGCCCTGCACTGCGTCGCCGGTGAAAGCGAAACCCGCGAGTATCTGAAAGGGGTGTACATCACCCCGACCCACATCAAAGCCACAGACGGCCGTGCGCTGGTGATGATGGAACACGGCGCTGATACAGATATTGATGGTGTGTTCAGGGTGATTGGCGATATTCCCGATGATGCAGAGGGGACGCTCATCAAAACGATTAACGACCATTGGATTGCGATCCATGTTAACGAAGATGAGAAAACCGTTGGGCATAGCCAGCTGGAACTGATTGAAGGGAAATATCCAGACTTCAACAAACTGCTGCCTGATGAGCCTGAACCTTGCAATGAAATGCCAATGTTCGCAGCCGATCTTCTTGCACTGCCACACCTGATGTTTGGTAGAAACTTTGCGCCAGTGAAGTTCAAGTCATACGGGAAAGGGAAACCGTGTGTATTGACCCTCGATCCAGTGACTAACCGCTTCTACGGTAACCCGTTCCTGGTGATTATGCCGCTGGTCGATAACGCATTTGAAATGTACGCCGAGGTGCTGAATGAAATTTGATTATCAGGATCACGGTGCTGTCGCCAGTCTGACGATCACCAGCACTGTGTTCGAATTCCGCAAACACAACCGGGCGGTGGATGCCGCCTTATTCGCGACTCAGTGGCTTAACGCGGAGCGCAAAGGTTGCTTTTTCATGAAGTCGGTACTTTCCGGCAAAACGCCGGAAGTCATGAGGGCTTACAAGGTTGTCACGCGGGAGGCGGCACGATGATCAACATTCAACTGGGAAATGGGCGCATAAATCTCGAAGGTCTGGACGGAATAGCAGACCACTTGAAGGCGCTGGAGGTTACCAATAAAACGCTGGATAGCATTAAGGCCTCACTTGAGTCAGCTGACGATAAATCCAGTGAATGGTATCGCCGCGCTACAGCCGCACATAAAGCATGGTTCTGGATGCGCAGCCGTATTTGCGAACGTCTGGCAATCCTGCGCCGGGAGGAGAAAGAACTCAATCGTATGCGCGATAAGTTTGAGAAGGAAGAATTGCTCGACTTGCTGAGTAAGCAGCAATCCAAAGCTGAACTGCGCACTTTTCGCATTCTGGCTGAGGCGAAGGCAGAACAGCGTTTGCAAGAAATTTTGAATCAGGCGGTGAAAAATGTCTGACACCAACGTTTTTGCCCTCGCGCAAATCATCAAAACTGCCGGAGGTGATCCGGGCGATATCACCGACGCGGTATGGGCAGCCGGTTACCGCAAGCCAGAAAAATCAGCAGAGGAAGCTGTGCTGCTGACTATCGACCTGCTCGGCGAATACCACGGCAATGATATTCCTTCTGAGCATTGGCCTGAAACCTACGAAAGCGTGCTTTTAGGCGAACTAAATCGGGTTGTTCAGGATGCCGAATGGCCGAATAACTCGACGCCAGCCAGCATTGCAAAGGCGATTATCGTAGCCGGTTATTGCAAGGGGAACACCGGGGGTGCAAATGGATAAGCTCAGCCGCCAGCAGTTCGAATCATGGGTAACGGATTACCCAGATATGAGAATTGATGAATACGCAGTTACTGAAATTTTATGGCAGGCATGGCAGGCCAGCAGATCCGAGCCGGTTACTCTGCCACCGATGCTTGACCTTGAGGGCAGAACCGGACGCAGTTTCATCATTGCCGGGGCGCACAACAGCGCCATAACACTGTGCTCGATGGCGATAACTGGTGCTGGTTATGCGACGGTCTGCTCCCCTCTTCTTGGAAACGAGGAGCCTCGCTAATGCCGACAATGCACAGGGTTTCAAAAAATAAGCGGGTAGACATCAACGATACGCTGATTCAGGCGACCGTTTACATTGACGACGGTTGCGACTGGACGAAATGGAACGAGTGGAAGATGCGCGAGAAATATCGGATGCGCACCGGAATTTATGAACCAGAACCGCCGCGTCCACGAGTAGCGCCAGTGAAGATTGAGCCAATTAAAAAGCCCCGGAAACGGGGTTATCGGGTAGTCCAGAAAGCTATTGGTGCGGTGTGAGGTAGAAAGATATGTCTGATAAAAAAGAAAGTGACATCATTTCAGATGCTGATATCGAAGTGCTGACGGGGTATAAAATTCCGACAAAACAGTGTGAAGTGTTGCGCGAGGCTGGGATTTTCTTTATAACCCGTCGCGATGGCCGTCCGAGAACTACCTGGCAGCACTTCAACGATCCACTCAGCCATCGACACAAAGACGTCAGTAGTTCGGTAATTGAACCTAACTTTGGAGCACTGGATTAATGGGAAGGAAACGGAGTAACCCAGCAGACAGTTGGATGCCCCCACGCACCTGCCGGGGTAGATCAGCTTTTGAGTTTAAGCCGAAAAATGGCGGCACAATCCGCCTCTGTGGATTTGACTCATCACCGGCTCAGGTATGGTCTGCTTATGAGGCACTGATCAACGACAAAAAAGACGAACATGTTTTCGCCGGTTTAGTTGATAAGTTTTTCAATTCTGGCGACTTCGTGGCGTTAGCTGTTGAGACACAGAAGGATTATCGAAAGTACTCGGTCAAAGTACTTTCGGTATTTGGCCCTGTGCCACCAGACCAGATAAAACCTGAGCATATTCGTAAGTACATGGATAAGCGAGGTCTGAAAAGCCGTACCCAAGCGAATAGGGAAAAAGCATTTATTTCACGTGTGTTCAGGTGGGGGTATGAACGGGGAATGGTGAAAATGAACCCGTGCATTGGCGTGAAGCAGTATAAGGAGATTGGCCGTACTCGGTATATCACGCACGAAGAATATGAAGCTCTCTATAAAGTTTCTCCTCCTGTCGTTCAGGTTGCAATGGAGTTGGCATATCTTTGCTGCGCTCGTCAGGCCGACATTCTGAGTATGAAAAAGAACCAGATAATTGAGGAAGGAATTCTCATTCAGCAAAGCAAAACAGGTGTGACCCAAATTAAGGGCTGGGGGCCACGATTAGAAGCAGCAATGGAACGAGCGAAAATGTTACCCCTCAACGTGGGAATGAGTAGCATTTTTGTTGTGCACCAACCATCAGGATCTGGGTATACACGAGATGGGTTTAATAGTCGTTGGATGAAAGCAAAGCAAGATGCCAAAGAGAAGTTCCCAGAACTTGAATTTGACTTCACATTTCACGATTTGAAAGCTAAGGGGATATCAGACCTAGTGGGATCCTTGAATGATAAACAAGCCATATCCGGACACAAAAATGCGGCTCAAACGGCAAAGTATGACAGGAAAATAGCAATAGTTCCGGCAGTAGGCGACCAATAATATTATGAAGTGATATTATGAAAGAGCATAAAAAAACCACCCGAGGGTGGCTATAATATACGACATTACTTTTTTATTGCTTTGAATCTGTTATGTATTTTCCCATGGTACCCGGGACGAGACTTGAACTCGTACAGCCATAAGCCGAGGGATTTTAAATCCCTTGTGTCTACCGATTCCACCACCCGGGCTCCGGGAAAATTGGAGGCGCGTTCCGGAGTCGAACCGGACTAGGCGGATTTGCAATCCGCTACATAACCGCTTTGTTAACGCGCCTTAAATCTTACTACTTGTCTTGTACTTAAACCAATTCACGAACCAGTTTAAGAAAATTTGGAGCGGGAAACGAGACTCGAACTCGCGACCCCGACCTTGGCAAGGTCGTGCTCTACCAACTGAGCTATTCCCGCTTTAATCAGAACGTACTGATTTTTTTAACTATCTTCTGGCGCATGACTGGCTGCCTTCCGATGCGTTGCATTCTACTGACCTGACGGATTGAGTCAATAAAATTATCAGGTTCATGCGATCGTTTGACGTTTTTTACGTCAGTTTGATCAGGGTTCCAGCAAATCGTGGCGCGCAGCGTTCAAATACTGGAACATTGACCAGAAAGTCAGCACCGCAGCAATGTAAAGCGCAACCACACCGACACCCACCACGATGTTATCCGGACGCCACAATAACGCGACCAGAGACAACATTTGCGCCGTTGTCTTCACTTTACCAATCCAGGACACCGCAACGCTGCTCCGTTTACCAATTTCAGCCATCCACTCGCGCAGCGCCGAAATGATAATTTCACGTGCAATCATCGTCGCCGCCGGCAACGTAATCCACCATGAATGAAAGTATTCTGCGACCAGCACCAGCGCGATGGCAACCATCACTTTGTCTGCGACCGGATCCAGAAATGCACCAAAACGCGTTGTTTGCTTCAGGCGACGGGCAAGATAACCATCAAACCAGTCAGTCACCGCAGCAAAAACAAAAATCAGCGCGCAGGCCAGTGATGCCCAGGGATAAGGCAGATAGAAAGCCAGCACAAAGAACGGTATCAGTACAACGCGGAACAGGGTAAGGCACGTAGGTATATTAAATTGCATAGCGAAGGTAACTGTTTGTCCGGTGTGGATATTATGAGTATGTTGCTACATTGCCTTTAGTGTTTCAACGCATTATGAATCTTTTCTGCCAATGCGTTAGAAATACCCGGCACCTGTGCAATTTCCTCTACGCTGGCATTCAGTAATGGCTGAATGCCTCCCATGTATTTCAGTAAAACCTGACGCCGTTTTGGCCCGACGCCTTCAATTTCTTCCAGTGCACTGGTCGTACGCACTTTAGCGCGACGCTGACGGTGGCCGGTGATCGCATGATTGTGCGAGTCATCGCGGATGTGCTGAATCACATGTAATGCCGGAGAATCCGCCGGTAACGCAATGCCCTCACCTTCTGGTACGAAAAACAGCGTTTCGAGCCCGGCTTTGCGGTCAGCACCTTTCGCGATACCAATCAGCAGCGGTTTAGATTTATCCCACTCAACATTCAGCGAATCAAAAACATCGCGCGCCATGCCGAGCTGGCCTTTCCCGCCGTCAATAAAGATGACATCGGGAATTTTCTTTTCATCGAGCGCTTTACCATAACGGCGGTTCAGCACCTGAGCCATCGCCGCGTAATCATCGCCTGGCGTAATACCGGTAATGTTATAGCGGCGGTATTCCGAACGCACCGGGCCGTTGCCGTCAAAAACAACGCAGGAAGCGACCGTTTGCTCGCCCATAGTATGGCTGATGTCGAAGCATTCCATGCGGTTAATTTCGGCAAGATGGAGTGTTTTTGCCAATTCTGCCAGCCGCTGATGGATGGTGGATTGCTGCGCAAGCTTTGTTGTCAGCGCGGTGGACGCGTTGGTACGCGCCAGTTTCAGATAACGCGCGCGATCACCGCGAGGCTTACTTTGAATCTGAACTTTACGTCCGGCCATTTCACTGAGCGATTCCGCCAGCAAGTCTTTTTCTGGCAAGCTGAAATCCAGCAGAATTTCACCGGGAAGCGTACGCATCTGGCTCCCCTGCAAATAAAACTGCCCGACAAACGTCTGCACGACTTCGCCGAGATCGGTGCCGCCCGGCACTTTCGGATAATAGCTGCGGCTGCCAAGGACTTTACCCTGACGGATAAACAGCACATGAAGACAGGCCATTCCCGACTCAAAGGCCACGCCGATGACATCCAGATCTTCACTGTTGCCCGATACAAACTGACGTTCTGTGACGCGACGGACGGCCTGAATCTGATCGCGGATCCGCCCGGCATCTTCAAATCGCAAATCTTTGCTGGCTTCTTCCATACGGCTGACAAGCTGCGTCACAACCTGCTGATCTTTGCCCGACAGGAACAGACGCACGTAATCTACCTGATCGTTGTATTCCTGATCGCTGACCAGCCCTTTGACACACGGGCCCAGACAACGGCCAATCTGATATTGCAGACACGGACGTGAACGGTTGCTGTAAACACTGTTTTCACACTGTCGGATGGGGAAAAGTTTTTGCAACAGCGCCAGCGTTTCGCGAACAGCGTAAGAGTTTGGGAAAGGCCCGAAATATTCGCCTTTCGCATGCTTCGCGCCACGGTGAACGGTAATTCTCGGATGGTTATCCGCGCTGAGGAAAATCAGCGGATACGACTTATCATCGCGCAGCAAAACGTTGTAGCGCGGCTGATACAGTTTGATGTAGTTGTGTTCAAGCAGCAGCGCTTCAGTTTCCGTATGCGTTACGGTGACATCGATTTGCGCGATATTTTTGACCAGCGTTTCCGTTTTACGACTGGAAACCTGGACGCGAAAATAGCTGGAAAGACGTTTTTTAAGGTCTTTGGCTTTACCTACATAGATTACGGTGCCGCTGGCGTCATACATCCTGTAGACGCCGGGCTGGCTGGTGACCGTTTTCAGAAAGGCTTTAGGGTCGAAACGCTCATCACTCACTGCCTGATAAAGTCTCCGCGTTGAACAAGCCGTGCCGGATAGCCAAATGGGTTAACTCAACATCGCCGCTAATATTTAATTTACTAAACATCCTATAACGATAACTGTTAACTGTCTTCGGGCTCAAGTTCAGCTGTTCTGAAATTTCATTCACCTTTTGGCCTTTGGTAATCATAAGCATGATCTGTAATTCACGCTCTGATAAGGAATCAAAAGGCGTCTCAGATTGGGGTTCAATCTGGCTGAGTGCCATTTGCTGAGCGATGTCAGACGCAATATAGCGCTGACCCGAATCAACCAGGCGGATAGCATTCACCACTTCCTGTGGCGCAGCCCCTTTACTCAGATACCCCGAAGCCCCGGCCTGCATCACTTTGGCGGGTAACGGATTTTCGGTATAAATCGTCAGGATGATTATCTTGATGTCGGGCGAAAAACGAATAATTTTCTTCGTCGCTTCTAACCCGCCGATACCCGGCATGTTCATATCCATCAGGACAATATCAACATCGTTGGCGCGACACCATTTGACGGCATCTTCACCGCACTGCGCTTCACCAACGACTTTGATGCCTTTGATATCTTCAAGAATGCGTCGGATCCCTGCGCGCACCAGTTCATGGTCATCAACAAGAAGAACGCTAATCAAAGAGAATTCTCCAAAAAATAAGGGCGACACACCGTCAGGTTCTTCAAGCCCGTCTTAACGTAATCATGTACGCTGAACATTAATAGTGTTCTCAGACCGCTTATAAACGAAGAGGAGGTGGCAATTAGAGGCCAGCATTAACAAACTCGCCCCACTACCGCTCATCGGCAGTGTTTTAAATCAGGAAGACGAAAGCATTATTATAGCCCGCGTATTTTACTCTATCATGCCGTCCTGACCAAGGAATGTCTGAAAAAAACTACTTTGCTGAATGTAAATGAGAAGTGCCATCACCTGTATTAATAATTCGTTAAAAAAACCTGTCTAATCAACGAAAAGGCTGATCAGAGGTCCGATGTTTTCAGCAGTAAAAAAAATAATAACACCGGATTTTTCAGGTCTAAAACAGGCATTTTCTTAGACAGCTTATTTATCCGTCAACGTCGTTCTTTCATATATCTATGATATATCCGATTATTATTTTGGATAGCACGAATTGCTGATGGCTTATATGAATAAGTCTGCACATCTGCATGAAAGGTTCTCAGCTTGCTATTACGTTTAGAGGCTATCCCAATAGGGTTTTATTCCAGACAATGACACCACAGGCAAAATGCAGCATCGCTTCATAATTCTCGACCTTCTTCTCCCAGCGTGTCAGGACGCGACGGGAGCGATTCAACCAGCTATGTGTTCTCTCTACAACCCAGCGGTGAGCCTTAAAATCCGTGTTTTTGATGGCTTCTGACTCCTCCTTCCTTGACTGGATATGAGGTTCATAGCGACGACTTTTCAGATACGATCCCAGCCATTCCGCTTCATACCCTTTGTCCATGCACAGCCGGAGCCTTTTGCCCGGTCTGCCTGTCTGGAGGGCATCGAGCGTATCTGCAACCAGCTTTATGTCGTGCGTATTTGCCCAGCAACAACCAGGGCAAGCGGAAGCCGTTCGCATCAGTCATCAGACTGCGCTTTAC